AACTAAGTTCCTTTAATCATAAATACTTTGCAACACCACTTACAGACGATGTTATAGAAAGAAAAAAGAAAGACAACAAAGATTATGGATTTAAGTGCACAGAAGAACCTATGTGTAATCACTGTGATAAAAATTTATGTAGAACAAGAAAGTTTGGTATAGGCACACAGGTTTTATTTCCACAGTTATCAGATTTACAAATAGTAAAATTAGATCCACCTATCTACAGATTAAACGTAGATGGAGAAAGAGTAGAATTAAAATCAGAGCAGTTACAAGAACAAAGACTATTTATAAGAGCATGCATGGATCAAATCTATAAGTATCCACCAAAACTGAAACCAAAAGATTACGACATCATGATTACATCATTATTAGAAAACAAAGAAATGGTTGATGCACCAGCAGGTGCATCTAAACAAGAACAACTATCACAACACCTAGAAAACTATTGTACGATGAGAACCGCAGAGGGATCTACAAAAGAAGATATGGAGTCTGGTAATGTTTGGAATAAGGATGGGTATCATCATTTTATATTTAGTGAGTTCTTTCATAAATTTTTACACAGACATAAATGGACAGAGAAGTATGACGTGACTTTGTTATGGCTGCTAGAACATAATGGGTGTGATCATGTAAGAATGACGGTGGGTAAGAAAAAAATATCTGTAATAAAATTAAAAGAATTTGAAAAAGAACAAATTAAAATAAAAGATAGAACATTTAAAAAAGAAGGTGTGTATTGAAAACAATTGTATTAGGACCACCAGGAACAGGTAAGACTACAACTTTACTAAATGAAGTTGATAAGTATTTGAAAGAAACAGATCCAGACAAGATAGGGTATTTTTCTTTTACACAGAAAGCTGCGTACGAAGCAAGAGACAGAGCCATGTCTAAATTTAATTTATCAGAAGATGACCTACCTTATTTTAGAACATTACATTCTCTGGCTTTTAGAAGATTAGGGATAAAAAAAGAAAACGTAATGCAACGTAGACACTATGAGGATCTTGGTAAAAAGATGGGTATGATGGTTGACTATCACGAATATGATAATGAACATACAGGATTATTTACAACTAAAAGTGATTTACTACGCATAGTACAATTAGCAAAACTACGTGGTATCACACCAGAACAACAATTTAATTTAAAAGAACATTCACAAGATATTACAACATATCAATTAAAACAATTTGTGCATGATCTTAATCAATACAAGAAAGACTATAACTTAATTGATTTTACAGACATGATTACAGAATTTATTAAGTCTGATAAATCACCTAAGTTTGATGTTGTGTTTATAGATGAAGCACAGGATTTATCACAAACACAATGGACAATGGCTAAGTCAATATGGGATAAAACAAATGATACATACATTGCAGGTGATGATGATCAAGCTATATTTAGATGGGCTGGTGCAGATGTAGATAGTTTCATAGCACAGACGGGTAAGATAATGCAGTTAACACAGTCATACCGAATACCGCAGGTAGTTCATGATGTGGCATCACGCATAGTAAATAAGATACAAAAAAGACTACCAAAAGAGTGGCGACCAAAAACACAAAGAGGATTGCTTTCATATTACGATGACTTTGAACAAGTTAACATGAAACAAGGTAATTGGCTAGTGCTAGCTAGAACCAAGTTTATGCTAAATGATTTAGAGGATACACTATACTCTAAAGGGTTGTATTATCAGAACAAGTTTAAAACAAACAGAGAACAAGACTTGTACACTGCTGTAAACGATTGGGAAAATTTACGTAAAGGTGTGGATATTAATTACGACCAAATTAGTAGGATATCATCTTACATGTCAGAAAAACATTTTGAAAAAAATTGTTTGAAGTACATGGACAAAGATGCAAGACACACCATGCAAGGTTTACGAGAGAGAATGTGGTTGAAAACAAATGACGTATGGTATAATGCTTTTGACAATGCTCCTCAAAAGAAAGTTAGATATATTAGAAGGATGAGAGAAAACGGTGAGAAGTTAAACTCTACTCCAAGAATTACTCTGTCTACAATACACGGAGTAAAAGGTGGTGAACAAGATAACGTAGTTCTCTTAACAGACCTATCTAGAAACACACAAAGAAACTACGAACAAAATCCTGATGACGAGAATAGATTATTTTACGTTGGTGCAACCAGAGCTAAAAATCATTTACATATCATCAGACCAAAAGACATTTATAAAGGATATAAAATATGACAGACATAGATATGTTTAAAAAATTACACCCACAAGATAAGCAAATAGGTGGATCACATTATAAAAATTTTTACATTCAGCCGTACGAATTTATTTCTAAAAATAATCTTTCGTTCTTCCAGGGCTGTGTTGTGAAATACGTTTGTAGATACATGAAGAAGGATAAGATAAAAGATTTAGAAAAGATAATACATTACTGTGAATTAGAAATTAAAAAGATGAAGGACAAAAAATGAAAACACCCTTGTTTAAACCACAAACAGAGTGGATACCGCCAACAGACTTTCCTGATTTAAGAAAGTATGATGAGATTGCAATAGACTTAGAAACAAAAGATCCAAACTTAAATGAAAGAATGGGATCTGGTTCTGTTGTAGGTGTTGGTGATGTAGTTGGTATATCATTAGCTACACACGATTGGTGTGCATACTATCCCATAGCACACGAAGGTGGTGGTAACATGGATCGTAAAATGGTTCTTAGTTGGTTACAAGATCAACTACGAACAGACTCTACAAAGATATTTCACAACGCAATGTATGATGTATGTTGGTTAAGAGCACTTGGTTTGCAAATTAACGGTCAGATAGTAGACACAATGATAGCTGCATCTCTTATTGATGAAAATAGATACAGGTATGATTTAAATGGTATATCAAGAGATTATCTTGGTAAAGGTAAAGACGAAGCTGCATTATACGAAGCTGCAAAGTCTTGGGGTGTAGATCCCAAAGCAGAGATGTATAAGCTACCGGCTATGTACGTTGGATCTTACGCAGAGCGTGACGCCCAACTTACATTGGAGCTTTGGCAGGAGTTTAAAAAAGAAATAGTGCACCAAGATATACAAGACATATTTGAAATGGAAACTAAACTGTTTCCTGTTCTTGTTGATATGAGATTTTTAGGTGTACGTGTAAATCAAGATAGAGCTGCCATCGAAAAGAAAAGAATGGTTGAGGAAGAAAAAAGATTATTAGGTGGTGTATACGCAGAAACAGGACAAGAAGTACAGATTTGGGCTGCAAGATCTATTGCAAAAGTATTTGATAAACTTGGTTTGCCATACGATAGAACAGCAAAGACACAAGCACCGAGCTTTACTAAAAACTTTTTAGCCAATCACCCACACAAGATTGTACAAGCCATCGCAAAAGCAAGAGAGATAAACAAAGCACATACAACATTTATAGATACAATACTTAAATACTCACACAAAGGTAGAATACATGCAGAGATAAACCAACTACGTGGTGACAGTGGAGGTACGGTCACAGGTAGGTTTAGTATGAACAATCCAAACTTACAGCAAATACCTGCAAGAAACAAAGACCTTGGACCACGGATCAGAAGTTTATTTATACCCGAAGAATATTGTAAGTGGGGATGTTTTGATTACTCACAACAAGAACCAAGACTAGTTGTACACTATGCAGCGTTACAAGGATTTTATTCTGTTGAAGATGTTGTGGATGCATACAAACAAGGTGATGCAGACTTTCACAAGATCGTAGCAGATATGGCTGACATACCTAGAACACAAGCAAAGACGATCAATTTGGGTCTTTTTTATGGTATGGGTAAAAATAAATTACAAGCAGAGCTTGGCGTAAACAAACTACAAGCTGATGAATTATTTAAACAATATCATACAAAAGTGCCTTTTGTTAAACAGCTTATGGATGCTGTGATGAGTAGAGCACAGCGTAAAGGTAGGGTGAGAACTTTGCTAGGTAGACTATGTAGGTTTCATTTATGGGAGCCAAACCAGTTCGGTATCCACAAACCATTGCCTCACGATGATGCGCTCGCGGAACACGGACCAGGAATTAGAAGAGCATACACATACAAAGCTTTAAACAGATTGATACAAGGATCTGCAGCAGACATGACAAAGAAAGCTATGATAGATTTACACGCTGAAGGCATCATACCACATCTACAAGTACATGATGAGTTGGATATATCTATACTAAATAAAAAAGAGGCTGATAAAGTTAAGGAAATAATGGAGTCAACTGTCACTCTTGAAGTTCCTAATAAAGTAGATTATGAAGAAGGAGATAATTGGGGCAGTATTAAATGAGGTTAAATTATGGCATATCTAAACGCAAACATACCACCGGAGTACGCACAGATAAGAAAGGAGTATCTTTATGACCTTAAGAAACATCATGGAGAAGTTGAAGACTGCATTATCTTTGGTCTATCGGATATTACA